TTTGTCTTTGTTCAAAGCATAGAGTTCTTCCTCAGCGTAGACTGTCGGGTCTTTTGGTTCTTCCTCAGCGTAGACTGTCGGGCCTTTTGGTTCTTCTTCACCAGCAATTCCCTTCGTCTTCTCTCTTTCTTTGACACTGAAGTCTTCTTCAGCCTTCGGCTTGGGCTTTGTCTTCCCATCTGCATCTGTCAAATTCTTGCATGACAAGAATCCATCTTCTGCTCTCACGATCACGTAGTCCGGATCTTTGTGTCCTACCATAGTATGTCCTCCTTGGTTGTTTTTCTATTTCAAAAGAAAAATAAAAAAAATTATGCGGGTATTCCTTTAACAAGCAAGACTGTTGCGCCTGTGCCTGTAACGAATATCTTGTTCTTTGTCGTTCCATCGATGTACGCTTCTGCGTCAACTCCATCTGCTGCAGTGAATGCATGGACATATTTCACTTCTGAAAATTCCGCGATCACTACCCAATCAAGAGTTGTTACGATGGTTACTGCAAAGACGCCTTCGGTTAGACCTGATGAACTTATCGCTGCTCCTGCACCGACTGGTCCTCCGACATTTGTGTGCGTTATTAATGCTGCTACCATGTTATTTTCCTCCGTTTATTCTTTTATCAAGCATAATCCTTTTACGCTCGTTGCTGCAGTACTTGTAGTCAAAACTGTAGCGTTCACTGTCAATACCCAATCTGCGCTTGAAGCTGCACTCGCATCAAAATCTATGACGCTTGCTATCTCACTTCTTATGCTGATAGGTATGACATCGCTCACATTTTTAAACACGAGTGTGTCGTTATTCGCGACGGCTGCATCTGTTGCTTGTTCTACGAATGCAAGGATGTATCCTTTGTCTCCGCCCAAGCTTCCTGGGATTATTTCCCATTTCATTGTGTGTGCTGTCATGTTCTTCCTCCGGTAAATCGAAAAAAAGAGGGAGTTATCCCTCAATTAATGATTACCCTTTGATTTCCGTCACGCTTGCACAGAATGCTGCATTTCTTACAATAAGAGCTGCATATATCTTCAGTGCGAACTTGTCGCTATCATTGGTCTTTGCAAGGTCGAAGTATGTCAAGTCTTGAAGGACTCTCATCTCTACGACGCTCAGGTCCAGGAAATAAATTGCTTTGCTTCCTGAAGTATTGCTCATAAACATTGATGGAATGATTGGAATGTCTCCTACCATTGTTCTCAATGTTATGGTTGTGTATCCCCAGAACACCGCTTTCTCTGCTTGCATGTATCCAAACTTCTGCAATATTAAGTTCTGAATGTCCAAGTAGACACCTGAACTGCATACCCCTAGGTTTGGTCTTCCACCGTCATCGAATGCATATCTCACTGCAAGGTGCAGATCTGATAAAGCAAGGTCTGATGTGTTCTTGTCAACCGTGTTGGTTGCTCCAAGCAATGAAATTATTCCATCATACTCTGTTCCATCAGGGTTTCCGGCTATTCCACTTGTACTTGAGTTTCCGTTGATGATCAGGTTCTCTTCGAGTTCCTTAATCTCTCTGGTTTTCTCCAGCACTTTCATTGCTCTTGCGCTTGGTCCTGCTGCGTTAGCAAAACCTCCCACTGCACCACCTACTGGCTGAAATCCTTGCATCATGTAACTTGGCTGAGCTTGCTGTGTCTGCCCTGAAACATTTCCGACTGAATACAAGTACTTGATCGCTGTACTGAATCTGTCGTATGTGGTGTCCTTCTCTGCCAGAGATGCGTTCTCTGCTGCAGTGAATCCTCCACCTTTCGCGGTGATGTTGTTGTAGTCAGCATAGATTCCCTGATTCGTTACTCTTGGAATTATCTCCACAAGAGGTGTGAATTTTCTTGTTTGGTCTATGATCACTGGATCTACGTAGACTGGAATCATTGCATATCCTGCTGTTCCTGGTCCACCTGCTGTAGTCAATTGTGATTTCATGTGAATGTCATTATATCCACTTGCGAATCTTGATTTCAGCTGTGTTCTTTGGTCGATACCATTTGCTGGGTTGCTATACACGGATTTGTGTCCGAGGTAGCCAAAACTGTCAGCGTAGGCCCTTCTGTCGTCGACTTCGACGTTTCCTGTATTTGCCATCTTATCTCCTCCGAGTTACAAGATTTGTAACGGACTTAGTTCCGGTACTTCCTCTGTTTTTTTTTGTTCCTGCAGACTCTTCATCTGTGGTTTTTCCAATATTTCTTTGTATTTCGCAAGCGTCTCACCTTGTTCTTTCACGAGTGATTTCAACTTAATGACTTCCTCGTTCAGGGACTTGGTGTCTACTTCTGCGTCGGCTGTTGACTTTGTTTCTTCTTTTTTGTCTTCAACCTGATTTTTCTTCAGCTCCTTCTGCAGGAGCTTCTTTTTTTTCTTCTTCAGACATCTTTTTGCCTCCGTTCTTCTTTTTCTTTTTGTTATCTTCTTCGTCATCCTCAAGCATATCTTTGTCTTTCGGAGTCGGACTTGAAAGCGACTTCATATTTAATTCATCCAATGTGAATTCTTTTTTTCCACCTTTTTCCATCTGTCGGAACTATAGTTAATTTTACTTTTTTGGGATCTATATTTTCCTAACGCATACGCATCATCTTTATTTAAATCGAATGAATGTTCTTTTCCTTCTGCCTCATATCTTACAGAATATAATCGTCCTTCAACATCTCCAAATTTTAATTTTTTTTGTGGAACAAGAACATTTTCAAGATTGATTTTACTTGATTTTTCTTTGTTGAGCATTTCCTTGATTTTTTTCACTTTGTCATTCGATGCAAATTCTTCAGGTGATTTCGAGTTCATTAATTCTTGCATTAATTCTTCAGACATACCTATCTTTTTCTTTTCCATTGATGCATCCAATAACATCGATTGAATATCAGTGAATATTGCACTTTTCTCTTTGTCTTTCATAATTGTTAACATTGATTCGCCCATGATCTCTGCTGCATGTCCCATCGCTATTCCTTGCAAGTCGCTTGTAGTAACATCATCATATATGCTTCTCAAGTCATCTGCTGCCGCATCGAACTTCTTGCTGATATCTTTTGAGCCGGATCCTTTCCCTTTTTCTTTTCCTGCTTCATTGTAAAAATAACGATATTTTCCTGGTTGGCCTTCTCTCTTCAGATACTTGTGACTGCCAACTGCTTTCGTGAATGATTCTGTCATTGTAGATCCTCTGTTCACTGGGTTCCCTGTGATCGCCACATTCAGTAAATCTATATTTTTCAGGAGTCTTACATTCGTGTTGTCTACAACTGTGTCTGCGAAGTCTCTCACTTTGTATGCGATACTGAATGCATCGAGGAATCCGTCCTGGATTGATTTCCATACTTCTGTGAATTTACTGTGTGCTCTGTTGAGTTTGGCTTTAATCCATATCTTGACCTGGCCGTTCTGCTCAACCTTCTTGGCTTCCACAATCTTCCCGATCGGAATGTCTCCTTTCGTAGTTATCTGGCTATGCTCTACATCGAGTTTGACTCTTCCTGCTTGAAGCTGTTCTACCACACCGTCCATTGCGTCATGCGTTACGACCTCATCATATAAATCTGTCTCATCTGTAGAAATGTAACCAGTCACATAATGCTCTGCGCCGCTTTTAAGCCCTATATATTCATGCGTGATTTCGTCTGTGTAGAAGTTATATTGTCTCTCATTCAGCGCTACAGTTGATTTAAATTGTGTGTTTTCCATGGTTCCTATCCTCTTCTTCTTTATATTAAACTTTTTAAGCATTTCGCAGACTCAACCATCTTGCGAAAACATGAGCCGTGTTCTCTCGTTCGGGTGAAACGGTGGACTCGGTCCCTGATATATCTTTCCATCCACAACAACTCTGAAGGTTTTATCCAAAGCAATTGCTTTGCTTGGATCTCCATACTTCACTTTCATGGCTGCACATATCTTGCTTGTTCTGAAATCTTCCTTAACGAGTAGCCATTTCTTCTTGACTATGTCACTCTGCAATGCGCCATCCAAACGGCCCCAGTTCATTGCTCGGTTTGATTCTGTCCTGGCAATCATGGTTGCTCTGTTTGCTGCAATCTCCATGACATCCTTAACTCTTTTTGTGAGTCGACTTATCGGTTCCTGATTCATGAGACCTACACTCAGTTCTTTTCTGAGTCGGTCCTTAATCTCGTCATTCAGTCCTTTAATGTTGTCGAATGTGTAATCCTGCAGGAACTTGATCCTTTCTGGCCTTTTGAGGAAGTTCATTTCGAACTCGACTTCTACCTCATCCATTCCTGTATCGTATTCCTTGTTGATGAAATCTCTTACTGCGTTATCTGCTTCCGGCAGATTCATGATTTCTATAAGCTTATTTATGAGCTCTTCCACAACAGATTTGACATGAATATCCATATTAAATTTTGACTTGACGTAGGGCCTCGGTGAGCTTCTTCGCTCTCGACTTGATGCCTTCTACCAAGTTCTCCTCCAATTCATTCTCGTAGGATTTCGTGTCAATACTTTTCTTTTCCTCTCTTTCTTTCTTGAAATTATCGAATGATTCCTTGTCGAACTTATTCGAGTCTGGTTGCTCCTGGTCACCTTCTTCTTCTGATGATCCATTGTTGAAGGTTTGGTTGACTCCTCCTGCACCTGCCTGTGCGAGCTCCATCTCTTTCTGTTGCTGTTCTTCCTTGTAATCTTTCACTTTGCTGAAATCGATTCCTTCTTCTTCTGCAATCATTTCAGGTGTTTTAATTCCCATGTCGAGCTGTGATTTGTACAAACTATGTTTCTTGATGTCTTCGTCCAAGTCATAATCATCCCAGACAAATTCCAGGTTCTCCCATGCATCCTTTCCGAACTCTGCTATCAATTCGTTGTCGAACTTGTACTTGTATGTCTGCAGTATCGGTCTGGCTGCCTTTCTTAGATAAATTCTGAATTGTGTTTTGCTCACTGCCAAGTTGCTGTTCTCTGTCATACCCATCTCATCTGCAGGCACACCAAAACACGCCAATGCTACTTTATAGAACCATTGCTGTTGTTCCAATATCTGCATTGTTTTTGGATCCAATTGAAAACTTGTAAACTTCGTTTCATACTGCGTAATTGGAAGTTTGTACGCAATCTTTCTCATGAATCCTGTTGCTTCGTCCTTGACTCTGAATTCTTTTTCTATTCTTCTTCTGAAGTTTGTGATCTCATCTCCTTGAGCACCAAGTAAAGTTATCATTCCTTCTGGCATGTTACTGTTCATGTAAAAATCCAGATTATAATTTGCTCCATAAACAAGTGTTGTGATAATATCTGCCAGGACAATCACCGGGCTTATTCCATAAGGATTGTCACTTCTCGGATTCTGACTTACATATATGACTTCTCTTTTTCCGAATGGAACAGGTATGCTTGCGCTCGCTGCAGTTCCGTACTGGAAATAAGCTGCTTTCTCTGCGTACTCCAAGCCGTACTGTTTAATCTTATCGAATGGTACATCTGTGCTTCCCCATGCCCAACTGGCCGGAATTGGATCTATATAATCTTCTCTGTTTCCCATGTATCCATAAATGTCAGGATTCTTCAGGAAGCTTGCGCCGTCCCTGGCATAAATCTCTCTGAATTCTCCAAGTCTATTATAAACTTTTACGAACACTCCTGCATCAACTTCGAGCAAGTCTTGTGTTGCCTGTTTTCTCAAATCACTGAAACTCTCTTTGTTGTTGTTTGGATTATTAAAGAATTGTATGATTTTCTTCCTGGTTTTTTCCATGCCCTTATCTTCTTTCTTCTCTGATTCTTCTTTGAATTTGATATCCCAATCTGTGTGTGCTACTTCGTCCATGACTGTTTTAATAATGCTGTACACGTATGGTGATTTTGCGAGTTGTTTGGCAAGCATCAAGTTTTCTACTCTTGGATATCCGAACGGAGGTTTGTACAAATATCTTGGTATGTATGCCTTAAAAATTCCCTGATCCTTCATGCTTGGACTGATATAAATATCTCCTATGTCTTCTGCTGCTGTAGGTTTTGCTCCTATCGGCAGAATCCTTTTCAATAAAATTTGTGCTGTGCTTTCCACTTTATGTGCCTCCTCTCGTTAATACGACGAATGTGATCACCACATTTATGATGCTGATGCCTATCGGGAAAGCCCACCGCGTCCAATCTCTTGAGTTCTTCGTATGATTCTCAATCTCGCACTTGATTTCTTTAAATTGTTCTTTTGTAGCATACTTCCTATCCACAGCGTCAATGAAATGGTCGAACTTCACCGCGTTCCTGTCAAGTTTCTGTTTAATGTAATTCATATCTGTTTTTATCACTGCGATTGCCTCTCTGTTCAATATTGCGAGTGTTTCCTTTGTCACTTTCTTTTCCCTTTGGTTTTTTTTCTTTTTAAGCATTTCGTCAGTTCTCCGGCGGGATCCTCGGCAGTCCGTCACCAAGTTTCATGAGATACGCATACACGTAGCTGATGTTGTGCTCTCTATGCCAATCCGTCGGGAATTGAGTGTCAAGTCTATATGCTGAGAACATTATATTCTCATTTCTGATGTACTGCATTAACTTTGGTTTTGTCCAATACCAAAAACTATTTTCATTATAAAAAGATACGTGTGTTGGATCTTGGAATGCACCTCTGCCGTCTGTGCTTGGCGTAACACTCAATAAAAATCCTCCTGGTACGAGAACTCTGTGTATTTCGCGCATAATTAATTGTTTGTTTGCAATATGTTCGAGTGCATCATGAGCCCTTACAACTCCGACGCTATTATTTGGAAGTGGAATGCCTTCGTTCAGATTTGCGATGATATCTCCATCTTCCTCATCTATGCTTTCATATCCTTTTGGCTTGTTGAATCCTCCACACAAATCTATCTTTTTTAATTTGTTGATCTCTGCGAATTTCTCTGCGAGCCGATACATGTACTTGTTCATGATCTCTTTTGTTTGTACTTGAATCTTTGCGTTTCTCTGGATCCATGTGTTGCATCCTGTAATTCTATAAATATATAATACTCTGTTAATCTTCTTCATTTTCGTGACAAGATATGTTCTGCATAAAAGGTCATGATCATCGCATACATCCAGAGTCTCATCATGGCCACCGATTCCATCGTACACTTCTTTTCTCCACGCGCGCACATGATCTGGTGCGAACCAAATAAATGAGAGACTTGCTGCAGTCGGTTCGAAGCTCTTCATTGTTGTGTACTCTTTTTCTTTGATCGTTATTTTTTCATGTGTCCATCCGTACGCCGGATTGTATGGGACGAATGGTTTGTCTTGGTCGGGAAGTTTCGCGTTGTCCGAGTAAACGAAGCCAACCTCTTCTTCCTCAAATGCCTTCGCCACTTCAGATAAACAATCGTTAGTAAGTATATCATCGTGATCTGCCTCCAATAGGATCTCTCCTGTTCCTTGCATGAATGCATACTTCTTCAGTAAACCTACACTTTTGCTGTTGAAAGGTGCTCTGATTATTTTGATTCTTGAGTCTTTATAATCTGGAGTCTTCGCTCCGTTGTTCAATAAAAGGATCCATTCCCAGTCAGAATATGTTTGAGATAAAATACTCTTATGTAATTCGTCCAGGTGTTTTGTTCCATGTGTCGGTGTTATAATGCTTATTTTCATATCAGTGCACACTCGCATTTGCTTGTTGTGATATTTGTTCCGTTTGTATAATGTATCGTGCTTTCATTGTAGTGCCATTGCCATTCTTCACAGCTTTGTATTCCGCATTGATATACGCAATCGTTTCTGCAAATTGTTTCGTTTGGACTGAGGATGATGATTGGTGTGCATCCCATCAATAATATTAATGACATTAATGTGATTGCTATTGTTGTTTTCATTGCACGCCTACTCCGTTGACGCTTCTAACAACTCTTGTGATTTCGTAGCTTTCAGCGACCAGTTGATATCCATCCTCTTTAAGCATTGAATCTCCGTTTTCTTGTAACATTTATAACTCCTTAAAATTGAATCTTGTTCCATCAGCATCCTGATAACCTGTAGTTGCTACACCAGCAGTTCTTTGAACTCTTAATCTGAATTTATCTCCACTCGTAACATTCATAATTAATGATATGCTCGCGGATTGTCCAGAATCATATCCTCTTTGATAAGTTACA